CCTCACAACTTGTATCGAGCAAAGTTTAACCACAGAAGCGTACACCAAAGTTGGCGATACGCAGTTTGGGGTAACAATGCGTTTCCCCATATCTAGCATCTTACCACAGGATGTAACGTCCCTGATAAAGATGTTTGGTGCGCAAGTAACACCATCTAACATATGGGATATGATCCCTTTTAGTTTCATGGTGGACTGGTTTGCTGGGATAGGCGATAAACTCAGTTTCCTTGAGGACTGGGCTGGTGCTGTCGAGCTCACGCCTGACAACATCTGGTATATTATCCGCCGACAATATGAATGGGGTGACGTATATGTACGCGTCCCGGGTCATATTCCCAGTATCCCTCCCGTGTATACACCTAAGAGTGCAGCCGGGAAAACTGTTATGATGCGGGTAGCAGATACCGTATCAATATTCTCATAAGGAGGTGCCAAAATGGCAAAAACAAGTGTTACACCTTGGAGTAGCGTTAGCGCTACATCTGTAACTGGGGTAAAGGTATACCCCATGAGCATGGCTACTGATTTCGCTGTCACAGAAGATGTCAGCGGGACCACTGTGGTGAAAAACATCACAAGCGATGTTGACCTTGAGGAGAAAGTAACAATACGTTACCAGAACCTCGACAAGGTATCTGCCAGTGTAACTGAGGTTAATCCTCGTTCCACCAAGGCAGGCTATCAGTTTGTAGTCAAGGACGATTATATCGTTCGTACAACTGAGAGCACAACAGGTGCTGTCACAGACGACCCTGTTACTATCTACCTGACAGTTCGTACCACCAAGGGCAATCCTGCTCTTAGAACAGGAAATGATGTCCTTGCAGCTTTCGAAAGACTGTTATCTGCATTTGTAGATTTCAGCTCAGGAGCTGTTGCTGGTACACAGACTACGCTTGACCGCTTAATGCGCGGTGCAACGAAGCCTGAAGCACTTGTCTAATGAAAGGAGAATACTATGGTTAAGAACCAGGCCAAGAGCCAACCCACTGCTATCTCTGTTAATACAGAGGTATTTTCTTGGAACGATGCCAAGAACGTTGCAATGATAGACGCAAAAAGCGTGTCGACAGATTGCGATAGGTACTGCAAAACTAATGTTTTCCAGTACTATGTATGCTCCAATACATGGTTAATCTTAATCCGTGAAGAGCTAGGCGACAGAGCATCTTATTCTGTGTATAATAGTATAAGACGTGAAGGGCTCCTCCCCATTATTGGAAAGGCGTCCGATGTGGCAAACCAGCTTGTACAACACGTACAGACCGGTGCACAGGTTACTGTCCCTTACGGATGGTTTATGCCTGAAATAACAGACATGGACCTCCAAGTGGTATTGCAGGTACTACGCTACCCAAAAAGATTTACACCAAATGCGGCTGACATCCTACTTGACAATACTCTAAAGAAGTTTAGAGCTATTAACAGATGGGACAAAGAGACAAACTGGGGAAATTTCCCAGAATGGATCTGCAGCTACATGAGACCACACCTCTCCGCTATGTTACAATACATAGATGAAGAGTACGAGAAGTGTATACCACACTTCTCCGCTGGCTCTACTACAGTTGGGAAGACTGTAAAAGCGAAAATTGCTTCGTACAGTCAAACCTGTAAGTATTGGTGTGACCCACTGTACCCCATTGGCGATCCCACTGACTGTGTGAGGACAAATCCATCACACGACTGGTGGTTTACGCCTAAGGTAATGGGCGTACCCAAGAACTATAAGACTTATCGTATTATAGCCCCTGAACACCCATACTATGCGGCCGAGAAACAGCGTATAAAAGACGCTGTTCGTGGAAGCATAAGACGTACATGGTACAGTGCGTTGTACGACCCTGAAAAACAAGGGACAAATCAGGAGATGGCTAGGGACGGATCCATAAGTGGGAAATATGCCACTATAGATTTGTCCTCTGCTTCCGACACAGTAGCAGAAAGTTTTGCTTACTATGTCCTTCCTGATTGTTACTTACGCTATACTCGTCGTTACCGTAACACATATATGAGTATTAACGGTGACTGGTTGATAAAGCGTATGTTTGCTACATCAGGGGATCCACTCTGCTTCGATACAGAGGCTATGATATTCTTATCTATAGCCCTGGCATGTGGTGATATTGTCAGTACCTTCACCGGTATTGATTACCTCTCACCTGCCGTCTATGGGGATGACATTGTCATCGACAATAGATTGTTCGAAACAATGATGGATATACTCCGTATACTCCGCTTTATACCTAATGATGAGAAGTCATTTGGTACTGGTGGATATAGGGAGTCGTGTGGTGTAGAGTACTACTATGGTTACGATGTCAGTACCATTTACTGGCCTCGTGCTTTCGTAGCAGACCCGAGGGTAAAACCTCAAAACCTTGAGAACATCACCTCACTACAGAGGAGGATGTTCAAGTGGTGGCCTATTAGCAAATATCTTACCGATATTGCTATTACACTCTACCCCAAGATGACATCATCATTGCCTGGCAGTGACGTGTCCGACTTGTGGGCTGACGCTCCGTGGTACATACCTAGGAGCGCGCCCATGGACAAGAGGAGGGCTGAATCCTGTCCTCCACCTGACCAGACATGGTCCCAGCGTGAGGGCCATGTTAGCTTCGTCTCTAAGGCAAACCAGCCTAAGAGAGATGCTAGCAATCTCGACTTAGAGATGTACCACTATGTCAACTTTTTGGCAGGTGGACCTGTCTACGCGACAGACCTAGATAAACTTCTAGGCGTGTCTGAGCC